CTGACTATGCTGGCGTGCCCGATGTTGCGTTTGTAGTTGAGGCTAGATCAGGCCTGATCGGCTCCTTGGCCCCAGCTGCTGCCAACTCATTCCCTGGCCCGCAAAAGGTATCAGCAATAATGTCGCGCCTCGCCAAAGAGCTTGGAGTCGCCCTGGAGGACAACGGAGTAACGTCCACCGTAACTGACATGTACCTGACCGGCAGTCCGCTAACCAAAGTCCAGACGCTGGCTGATGCAGCCAGGATTCAGTTTTGGTATCTGCCCGAGCAGGGAGTGCTTGCGATTGCTCCTATGGGCGTTGCGCGCAATAGCACTGCTGTGCTGGTCGACTTCAACACTGGCCTGGTTGGATGGCCGCAAAAGACACATGTCGGAATTATGTACACCGCCCTATTCAACCCGTCCGTATTCCATGGCTGCAAGATCTTCATGGAGCAGGACGTTTCATCGTGCAATGGCGAATGGTACATTGTCAGTATGTCGCACCGCCTTGAGTCAGAACTTCCCGGTGGCGCCTGGTTTACCTTCTTTGTGGCGACACCACAAAACACCACGATCAGGTCGAGATAATGACTACGGATACTGACCAGTATTACGGCCAGACAGACCCTACTACCGGCCAAGGTGAGTGGAACAAGTTCCGATTTCTGGTCCAGCAGCAGATGGCGAATTTAAATACCAGCATGCCAGTCGAGGTCTTATCCGTAACTGGAACAGGCGTCAGCCCGGTAGGCCTTGTCAGCCTGCGCATTCTGGTCGATCAGGTAACCGGAAGCGATGTCACCATCCCGCACGGGGAGATTGCCAATGTGCCATATGTGCGAATTCAGGGCGGCTCAAATGCGGTCATTATCGACCCGCAAGTGGGAGATATCGGCATGGCCCTCTTCTGTAGCCGCGACATTAGCGCCGTCAAAAATGCTCGCAAATCCGCCCCGCCAGGGAGTCGGAGGATGTACAGTTTCAGCGACTGCGCATACCTTGGTGGCACCCTGAATGGCGCGCCGACTCAATACATCCAGTTCACCGAGGGTGGAATTATTATTCATAGCCCATCATCTGTTAAGGGCGAGGCTCCACTGATCCAGATGTCAGCAACTGACGTGCAACTAGGGAATGTCTCGGGCGCACTGTTAAGGCTTATTGATGAGCGCCTAATCGCCCTCTTTAACAGCCACGTACACTCAAACTCAGGCGCTGGCGTACCCACCGCGCCGATTAGCGCCGCATCAGTGGCTACCGCAATCACGAGGGCAAACTGATGTCGACTTTGTACTTGGATCCTGATACCTGGGATTTGACTCTTGATGCATCAAAGAGCATTGCTTTGGCGGTAGCTCCTTACGAGCGCGCCCAGACAGTAGCGAATGCCTGTAGGTTGTGGCGTGGAGAGGCTCCATTCAACACTGACAGGGGCATCCCATACGAAACCGAGGTCTTGGGCAAGCAGCCACCGCAAAGGATCTTGGCGGGATGGTACGAAACCGAGGCCGTAACAGTTCCTGGCGTAACATCAGCAGTTGCAGTGCTACAATATTCGGACCGAGCGCTCAGCGGTCAAATCCAATGCACTCTTGATGATGGAACCGTTATCAATGTCTAACGTACCGGCCTTGCAGATAACCCCAGAAGGCGTAGTCGTACCTGAAGCGTTGACTATCAGAACTGCCGTGCTGGCCGATGAAAATATTGCATTTGGCGGCGACCTTGATGTGGTTACACCGTCGACCCCGCAGGCTCTTTTGGCTGACCAGCTGACCGAGAATATCACGGCGTCAAATGCCGCCGTCGCCTACTACGTCTCACAGGTAGATCCGGCCACCGCCGATGGCCGCATGCAAGAAGGCATTGCGAGGATTTACTTTCTTGAGCGCAAAGGGGCCACCGCAAGCGTGGTGCTGGCACTGTGCACTGGTCAGCCAGGCGCAACACTCCCAGCTGGGTCGTTGGCAGAGGACGCGCGCGGAAACCTTTGGCAGTCCACAGGCGACATCGTATGGCCGTCGATTGGCGTTGAGAGCGTCCAGTTCGCATGCCTTACCCTGGGCCCAATCACCCTGGGCATCGGTGAGCTGACGAGGATTGCCCAGGCTTCTCCTGGCTGGGACGCCATCACGAACGTAGGCGCCGCAACGGTCGGATCGAACGTTGAGACTCGCGCCAACTTTGAGCAGCGGCGCAGGGAAAGCGTTGCGCTGAATGCAAAGGGCAGCCCTCCAGCTATTCGATCAGCGGTTTTCGCTCTGGATGGCGTGCTAGACGTCTTCGTTTATGACAACTTCACAAACAATATCTTGAATTACGGATCAACAAACTACCCATTAAAGCCACACAGCGTTTACGTTGCAGTCGTGGGTGGAGAGGACGCGGAGATTGCAGACGCGATCTTCAGAAAGAAGGATCTTGGCTGTGACATGAATGGCAACACCACCGTCCAAGTTGATGACATGGAAGGTTACAGCTATCCATACCCTTCTTACGGAATCACCTTTGAGCGGCCACCATCGCTGGCCTGCAAATTCATGGTGCAGATCGCCAACAGGCCGTCGCTGCCATCCAACATAGTCCAACTCGCCAAGGATGCGGTATTTGCGACATTCACAGGGCTAAACGGTGCGCAACGTGCACGGATCGGGGGCGCCATATTTGCGTCTAACTATTATGCTGGCGTGGCATCTATCAGTACCGCCGTGTCTATCGTTCAAATCAAGGTTGGGTCAACTACCGCCAATCTTGACCAGCTTTTGGTTGGCATTGATCAGGCGCCAACGCTAGACATGAATGATATTGCCGTGGTGCTCGTATGAAGCAATATGCGGCCTCCCCTGTCATCCAGCGGCTGATTTCGGACCGCGCCACCTACTTTCCGGTTTCGTGGCAGCAGCAGTTCTATGATGGCGTCTGGAACGTAGACACCGCCGCCGGTTTCGGCCTGGATGTATGGGGCAAGATCGTTGTTGTGAGCCGCGACGTTCAGATCGACGTGATTAGCACGACCTTTGGATTTTACGAAGCCTGGAGTGGGGATTCGCCATCCCCGCCCGAGCCAGGGCCAGTCGTTATAAATGGCATGACCTTTGTGTTGTCGGTTATTGATGTGCCGCCAGTTACTGGGGATGATCGAGTCCAACCATTTGATCAGGCGCCGTTTTATGACGGCATCTTGGCAACCCAGACGGTCACGCTGGCCGACGATGCTTATCGCCGCCTGATTTACGCCAAGGCACTCGCCAACATCTCGGATTGCTCCACCCCCAGCATAAACAAGGTTCTGAATCTGCTTTTTGGCGGTCCCGGCAAAAGGTGCTATGTTCAGACCAATAACAAAATGGACATGAGCTTTGTTTTTGAATTCCAGCTCAGTCCAGTAGAGAAGACTATTGCGCTGCAATCTGGAATAATGCCCAGGCCCGCAGGGGTAAAATTGACTATCGTCCAGGCTGACCCGTCCGGCACATTCGGGTTTTCCGAAGGTGGATGGCAACCATTTGATAATGGCGTTTTCTTTGGCGATGACGGAGTGATCAATGCAATCTAGCAGCCAGCCACCAAAAATACCCGTACCCTTTGCCGCATCCGGTGGCAAGCAGCCTATCCCGGTTTCATCTCAGATCGGAATCGAGGATGGCAGAGCGTCCTTTACTGACGGCTTCCCTCCGTTGACCCGGACACCATTGCCAGCAGGCGGTAAGCCACCATTCGGCACTGACATGAATGGCATCCTTTACGCCATCACGCTCATCCAGCAATGGCAATCCGCTGGCGGTCTCTTTGCTTACGACTCCACTCTTTCCACCTCCATCGGGGGCTATCCAAAGGGTGCGCTCCTTGCCAAGCTAGACCGAAGCGGGTACTGGCAAAACCTTGTCGAGAGCAACGCTTCCAACCCTGACACCGGCGGCGCTGGATGGTCTGACTTCTCCGCCACAGCATCTGGTGCGGTACAGCAATTTGCAATGCCTACGGCGCCACCTGGCTGGCTCAAGTGCAATGGTGCCGCAGTAAGTCGGACCACTTACGCATCTCTCTTTACGGCAATCGGCACCACGTTTGGCGCTGGTGATG